CCTTCTTCAATCCATCTCTCTAAATTATTAGTATGTGAAAATGGAGTACTAGGTAATGGCTGTAATTGTAACTGGGAAGGAGCAACAGAACCTTTATAATAAATTTTCTCAGCTCCTTTATCTGTGATAGAACTAACTTCAACACCTTGTTTAATTAAATATTTACCAGAAAGCATTCTATCGATATATCCTTCAATTTTTGAAGCACCTTTATCAAGAGCTTTATTCATTGGGATAAGATCTTTAACCCAAGCGTCTGAATATATTGCCCCTGGTTCTCTTTCAGGATTATATGAAAAGAAAGGATAACGACGATACTTAGTTTCTTCAACTCTTACAAGCTGATTACAAACATTAGTAAATATCTTAACATGTGTCTTCCTATTTTCATCTTCCCATTTAATCCAAAGTTCTTTAATAAGAACTGTTTCAAGATCTGGTAATCCTTTATTAGTATTTGAACCATATTTTTCCTGCTCAAGCATTTCCTTGTATGTTGATCCTCCGTTTTGTTTAGTATCAGGAGTAATATTACCAACTATTTTATAGTTTTTATTCGCTTGAATTTGAGCAACTGGCTTCTTTATGACTTTAAGAATAAAACGACAACCCTGAATATGCGAAGCATCTAAATCTAAAAGTAATGAAAATGTATCATCGTGCCATATTTGAATCTTTGTTTCAGTTCCAGATTCGACAACAGCTCATTCAGCAAATCCAGTTGAAAATGTAAGCCCAGAAACTATAACATCAGTTAACAATCCTTTAACTTTTAAAACTCTATAATAATACTGTAATATTTTATTAGTCTTTTGAGCATTTTCTAAGGCTTCATTAGTAATATCATCCGGCTGACATTCCCATCTTGGCTGATTTCTTTTAATAAAATTTTTAACTCCTCTTCGTTGTGTTCTAATTTTATTAATAACTCGACGGATTTCACCATCAGCTTGTGGAAGGGCTTGAATCTTATTTAAAGTCTTATTATAGATAACCCAATGATCACCTCTAACAAATCTTTGATTAAGATACCAATCTCTATGAAGTTTCATGTATCTTGATAAAGTTTGCGAATACAGTTGATCAATAAAAGACGATACTTCTTTATCTTGTGGTTTAATTCTATCTTGTCTTAAATCAATTAAGTTCATATTTTAAGTTTTTCTTGTATCGCTTTTTCAAGTTCAAAATAAGCGTTAGAAGTTAATGGATAAAAAAGACCAATTTTTTGATCACCAACTTTCTTTTCTGGAAATACTAAACGAATTTCATCAGGTTTATTTAACCGAGTAAAAACAGCGATATTATTTAAAAATAGCCAATTATCTATGACAAGTGAAACAAATCAAATATGACCTTTGTCTGGAATAATTTGTTTTAATGTTATTTTTGAAATCCGCATATTAATTACGAGTGAATTCTAAATGTGCTTCTTTTGAAAAAGTTATACCATTACTAATAGATAATTGTAATTCAGGAAATTCAGCAAAATTATTAATATGATGAGCAATTAAATTTCCTCCACTAATTTTCATTTTGTTTCTTAATTGCTATTAATAATTCTTCGGGATCAACATCATTAACATCCTGAAATTCATCCTGCTTTAAAATTTCAAGTTTTTCAGTTGATGGAAGTGCTGTTACATATTCATTAACATCTTTTGATTTATTAGCTATGACAAATTCTCTAAATCTTTGTTCTTCACTTTTATCTCTTTTTTCTTGCCAAAAATAAATAAATGCTAATGTTCCTATAAATATAATTATTAATCCAATTATTTCCATATTATTTCTTTTCTGGTTTGATAGTAATAGCACATCCACTCGTAAGCAAAATTCCTGCTGTTGCTACTGCATTAATTATTTCATTTCTTACAACTTTTTTAGGATCAATAATGCCAGATTTAAACAAATCTTCATACTTATTAGTAAGGGCATTATATCCTAATTTTCCTTCAAGAACTTTAGCAACTATCGAATCGCCGGAAATTCCGCCATTTTCAACTATTTTTCTAAGAGGTGCTTTTAATGATTCTTTTATTATTCTATATCCTTCATTTTCTTCTTTAGTTGAATCAAGAGACTCCATTTTAGAATAAGTTCTTAAAAGTGCTATTCCTCCGCCCTCAACGATTCCTTCCTCAATTGCTGACCGAGTAGCATTGACGGCATCTTCGACACGATATCGAATTTCTAACTGTTCACTATCTGATGCTCCTCCTACTTTAATATTAGCAATCTTACCATTTAATCTTCCAAGTCTCTGACGTAATTTCTCTTTCTTAAAAAGATCTTTTTCTTCTAATAATAATGCTTTAATTTCTTTAATACGATTTTTAATATCCCCTTCAGCTCCAGAAATAATTGTACTTTCTCTTCCAATAATAACGGTCTTAGCATTTCCTAAATCTTCCAACTCTGCATCTTCTATCTTTTTAGCATCCTGTTGTCCTAAAACTATTGCTTCGGTTAATGTTGCCATATCATAAATTAAATCTCTTTGATATCCCCCATAAGATGGAACTTTAACTGGAACACAAGTAAACTTTCCTTGTAAGTAATTTTGAACTAGAAATACAAGCGCCTGCCCCTCAATAACATCTGCAAATAAAACCATATTCCTCTTTCCCGCTACTAGACATTTTTGAATAATAGGTGAAATCTGGGAAGACATCGTTATTCTTTCTGTTGTTATAATAATTTCTGGATCATTCATTACTGCTGAAAGTGTTCTTCTATCATTCATAAATAAATGACTTTCATATCCGCTATTTAGTTTTGTTCCTTTTATATATTCAACCTCAGTCTTTAAATTATTAGAACTTGAAACAGTAACAACACCATCTTGCCCAACTTCTTTAACAACGGCTGCAATCATCTTCCCCATTTCAATATCATTATTAGTCGAAATAATAGCCACCTGTTCTTTTTGTTCATCTGTTATAACTTTTTTTGCTTGCTTATCAAGTTCTTTCAAAATATCTTTTAATGCTTCATCCATTCCTCTTTTAAGTAAAACTGGATTCATCCCGGCGGTAATAGCCTTATATCCCTCATTGAAGATTTCTCTAAGCAAGACAATCGTCGTTGTTGTACCAGCCCCAGCTTCTCTATTAGTATTTTCAGCAGCTTCGCGAGATGTCATATTCCCCATATTCTCAAACTTGTCTTCAAGAAAAACTTGTTGTGCTACAGTTACCCCATCTTTTGTAATTGTTGGAAATGAACTTTCTTCAATGATAACATTCTGTCCTCTCGGCCCTAATGTTGAACTAACAGCATCAGCTAGAATATTAACTCCTTTTTTAATTTTTTCACGAGCATCTTGTCCAAATAAAATTTGTTTATAACTCATACTATTCTTTATAGTTACACGTCGCCACGACATCTTCTTCATCAAGTAGATAGAAATCCTCTCCTTGAATTGTTAAAAGATAGAGTGCATATTTACCAAATATTATAGTAGTTCCTTTAGGATATTTTATTCCTCCTTCTATAACTTCTCCGGTAATAAGTCTTTTATCTTGTTCATCATCGACAGTTACAATATCTACTTTTAACGCTGTATTATTATGTTTTTTAATTAACAATATACCTTCTTTGGGTTTTATATTCATACTACTTTAATTTATCTATAATTTTAACTGTTGGAATTACTTCACCATTTTGCTGGGCTTGATTAACTGCATAAATTTCTACATTAAATTCTGCTTGAAGTTCTCTTAATTTCTGAACAAAATTTCCAAGACGAACTTTTGATTCATTTTCATTAGATTTATCAAGTGCTTCCTTATCGACAGGAATATTAACTACTTTTTTCATATTATTCAAATAACCAAATTATATTTTCAAGTAACTCTGGTTCAATTTTTATATCTGTTAAATCAGCTAGTTTAATTTCAGGTACTTTAACTTCAACTTCTGCTTCAACTAATTCAGTATATTTCTTTTCGTATTTTTGTCTATTTCCTTCTTTGAATTCAAATTCATTCTTCTCTTTGTTTAATGTTCCAAATTCTTGAAGTAGCTTCAATCTATTTTCATTATAGCTTTCAAAAATCGGATTAATACTCTTTAAGAATAGCGAAAATGAAAAACTGACAAGTACTGGTAACTTTGTCCCTGCAATTTGTCTTAATGCGTTTGAAGCATTTATTACTTCTTTAATTTTCAACTTTTTAACGCTCGATTCACCAACGAATCTTTTTAGATTTTGTTTCATAAATTTTAAACTTGATCCCAATCGTCATCTGTGATGACTTTTGGCTTTAATAAGTTTTGAATATCTTTTTCTATTTTTGTTAAAGGCTTCTTTTCTTTTTGCGGTGTAGCAGGACGTGTCATTACCATATATCTTAAAGAATCAACCGCGTGATCGTCTTTCTTAACCGGCTCTTCCGGCTCATTTTTTTGTCTCTTCATGTTATCATTGTACTCTTTGTACTTATAATTACGAAATTCATTAACTAAATTAGGACATTTATCTTTAAAAATATAAAGATGCGAATCCCCGCTTTCATTTAGTTGTAAATATTCCTGAATTCTTGTAATTCCTGTTGAAACCTGATTATCACCTGGTGTAAATTCCCATCCATGATCTTCGAAATCCTCTATAACACTGTATGGAATTTCTTCTCCTTGCTTAATCTTTGTCCGATTTTTTGCTGTCGTACTTGGATCTATAACTTTTATCAAAAAAGCATTATCAGCTGCTTGTTTTTTCTCTCTTAATGACTTTCCAAGAGGATCAAATCCCATTAAATAACCAAATTTTTCAAACATTTCCCTAGAACTGATAGACGGGAGGGCTGGCTTATAATATTCATCTATAATATATAGCTGATTCTTTTCAGTCCAAGCACCAACAAGTGCTGCTGTTGGGTTTCTTTGTCCAAAATCTAAAGAAAATAAAAGTTCGTAAGGTTCTGGCAATTCAAATGAATTGATAAAGTGTATTTTTGGATCAAAATCGCAAAACTCTGGTCCAAAAATTAATTTACCCGACTTCGTAGTAAAGTCTATTTCATATTCCTTTAACCAAGTAGATTTTAATGTTCCTTTTCTTTCATTTTCATACCATTCTGCACCATTACGATCAGGATCTTTATCAGGATCAGCGCTATAATGAAGCATAGCAACAGCAAATTGATTTCCTGGATTCTTCCAAAATTTTAAACCTTTTATTAATTCCGGTTTTTCGACATCTTTATAACTCATACCTTTTATTAGACTTTCCTTTTATGTAATAATCGAAATCTTTTGTGTCAAAGATTCAATTTCTTCGTTAATTTGTTTCTCTGTTGCGTGTCTATCAAGGGCAAGAGACGAAATTTTTGCCGTTAATATATGGGCAACTTCATGTTTAATACAATTTATAACATATTCTCTAGACCAATGTTCTTTCTTATAACTTAATATTTCAGGATAAAATGTTATCGTTGCTTTATGATAAACATCATCTGCTACACAAGTAGCAAGAGCATCTTTAATTTCGCCATCTTCATCCGATAATCTATCTGAAAATTTTTCTGTTATAATCCAATCTGTTAAATGATATCTTTTTTTCCATTTTTCAACTGTTTTATGAAACCATTTAATTTGTTTTTTTGAAAACTTATGCTTTATTTTTTTAACTACTTTTTTCTTCTTCATACTATTTATCTAAAATTAAAAACTTTTTAGTTACTATATTAAAAATTATATACTGTGTATCAGTTTCTTCTTTTAAATACCAATCAGAATTATAAAAAAATTGTTTCATATTGGAGCGGATGACGGGATTCGAACCCGCATCTGCCAGTTGGAAACTAGCCGTTGGTAGTTTTGAGGACTACTGCGATAACCATTAC